AGAGGGGAATTGCTTCCCCTCTTTTTTTATGCTATAATGGGTCGTGAAGCAACAACTACATATGGATAAAGAACGACTGAAACTTATTGTTCGTAATCTTGAATTACTTGTTGACGGTCTAAAGGCAGAAGTGTATTCTGATGTGGATGCATATAAACCAAAAGATGTGCCTTCAAGAAAACTAGATTATGATGAAGTCTTCGAAGACGACGATGACTAATATGAATCGCACAAAGAGACTTATTAAAATGCTTGAAAAGTTTCTTGAAAGTGACCATTTACAAGAAGCAGAACAAGTAGAAGAAGCAAAGAGAGAACTTGCCTCTCTTAGAGAACAAATTGAGCAAGTAGAAAAAGACAATTACAAAGGATTTGGTAAAAAATGAGTGTAAGATTGATTAGTGTGACTCCCGATGCGGAGAAGACGATGGGTTATGTTGCTCGTGTGAGCAATCCTGCCAACCAAGAGAATCCTAAAGTTGCAGGACTTCTCAAGTATTGTGTGAATCACCAGCACTGGTCTGTCTTTGAGCAGGCATTTATGACTCTTGAGATTGAGACTACTAGGGGGCTGGCAGCTCAAATTTTGCGTCATCGTTCGTTCACATACCAAGAGTTTTCCCAACGCTATGCTGATTCTTCCCTATTGGGTGAGACGATCCCCCTTCCAGAACTCCGTCGCCAAGACACCAAGAATCGTCAGAATTCTATTGACGATATTGACCCGTTTACGGTCCAGAAGTATCAAATGCTGATGCAGGATCACTTCAAAGATGCAATGGACTTGTATCAAAAAATGCTTGATGAGGGAATTGCAAAGGAATGTGCTCGTTTTGTGCTTCCCCTCGCCACACCCACCAGACTCTACATGTCAGGTTCATGTAGGTCATGGATCCATTATATAACTCTGAGGTCTGCAAACGGAACTCAGAAGGAACACATGGACATCGCAGAGGCATGTAAGCAAATTTTTATTGAGCAGTTTCCTACTGTTTCAGAAGCCCTTGAGTGGAAATGAAATATTTTCCAGTAACAGTTATTGATGATTTTTTTGATGATCCTATAGAAGTAAAAAATATTGCAGAAAATACTGAATATGAAAGTCCAAGTGAAACAAATTATCCTGGAGTAATTTCAAAAAATAAAATAACAGAATTACATCCACAGATGGCTGACTGGATACAAAATAAGGTAATGAGTCTTTTTTATCATCCAGAAAGCGATTTAGGTTGGAGTGTTGATATGGAATTTCAGAAAATTTCTTCATGTAAGTTTGATAATCAATTTCATATTTTAAATCGTGGAATACCACATATTGATTCTAGTAATAGTTCAATTGTCTTGGCAGGATTGATTTATCTCAATGAAAATCCATCTCCAGATACAGGAACATCTATTTTCTCTAAAAAGGAGGGATGTCAATTCTATAATGTTCCAGAAGAATTTGTAAAATTTTCTAGAAAATACCATTCTACTTCCGACTCTACAGAATTTGTTTGTTTAGCAGAAAAACATTTTTCAATGTTTGAAGAAACTGTTAGAATACAAGCAAAATTTAATAGGTTGATATTATACTCTGCTGATACTTATCATGCACAAACAACTTATGGAATAAAAGGTGGTCTAAACAGACTTACACTTAGATTTTTTATTAGTAATATTGTTTGTAATGACCAAAGTATGCCACTACTTAGGAAATATTAATTATCCTAAAATGAATCTAAATACGTTTATCTTGAACTTATAACAATGGCAACATACCCTGTAGTAAATAAACAGACTGGTGAACAAAAAGAAGTGAGCATGAGCATTCATGACTGGAATAAATGGTTAGAAGACAATCCTGATTGGCATCGGGATTGGTCTGACCCTTCTACTGCACCGATGGCAACAGACGTTGGAGAGTGGAGAGACCGATTGGTTGCTAAGAAACCAGGATGGAATGAAGTTCTAGAGAGGGCAAAGAAGATGCCCGGTTCAAAAGTTAACAAGATTTAAATATGGCAAGAAGAAAAAGAGCATCTGCAGAGCAACCAATTGGGGTTGGACTCACGGCAAAGCAGATGAAGAGGAAAAAGCCTCTAAGTGCAGAATACTTGGTCGATATTGAACCACTCACAGAAAATCAAAAAAGACTTTTTGCTTCATATAAAGAGCAAAAACATATTGTTGCCTATGGATGTGCTGGTACTGGTAAGACCTTTATTACACTCTATAACGCCCTTCAAGATGTTTTGAATGAATATACACCCTACGAGAGAATCTACCTTGTCAGGTCTCTTGTAGCGACCAGAGAGATTGGATTTTTGCCTGGTTCTCATGAAGATAAGGCAGATATTTACCAGATTCCATATAAGAATATGGTAAAGTATATGTTCCAGATGCCGAGTGATGCAGACTTTGAGATGCTCTACGGCAATCTCAAGGCACAAGAAACAATTAAGTTCTGGAGCACATCATTCCTTCGTGGAACTACTCTTGACAATTCTATTATTATTGTTGATGAGTTTCAGAATCTCAACTTTCACGAACTTGACAGTATTATCACTCGTGTTGGTGAAAATACACGCATTTGCTTCTGTGGTGATGCACGTCAATCAGATTTGACCAAAACAAATGAAAGAAATGGTATTGTTGACTTTATGAACGTCTTGCGTAAAATGCCATCCTTTGATACAATTGAATTTGGGGTCGATGATATTGTTCGTTCAGGACTTGTCAAAGAATACATCACAGCAAAAATTGAAGCAGGTTTTTAATGTTTAATCATGTTGATATTAGTCTCCCTCAACTTGAGAGGGAGACGATTGATGGGGTCAGATATTATTCTGTTCCAGATGAAGAAGAACTCCTCCGACTGGTCTCCATCACTTCGGTGACCAGTCATTTTAATAAGGAAATCTTTGTTAATTGGAGGAAAAAAGTCGGTAATGAAGAGGCAGACCGTATCACAAAACGTGCCACAAGTCGTGGTACAGATATGCACACCTTGGTAGAACATCATCTCAAGAATGAAGATTTGCCTAAGGTTCAACCTATTTCAGATTTCTTATTCAAAATCTCTAAGCAAACTCTCAAAAATATAAATAATATATACGCACTTGAAGGTTCCCTATATAGTAAACAGTTAGGGATTGCGGGAACCGTCGATTGTATTGCTGAATACGAAGGCGAACTAGCAATAATTGACTTTAAAACATCTGCAAAACCGAAACCACGAGAGTGGATCGAACACTATTTTGTACAGTGCATGGCATATGGTTGTATGCTGTACGAACTGACTGGCATTTCAGTCAAAAAACTTGTAATTATTATGGCTTGCGAAAATGGAGAATGCGTCGTCTATGAAGAACGAGACAAATCAAAGTACATCAAACTTCTCACCGAATACATTAGAAAGTTTGTTAGAGATAAACTGGAACTATATGGAACCGAATAAAGAACTCGAAAAGGCAATTGAGAAGAAATTTCTCACACCTTCTAAATTTGCATTAGAAATCGAAAAAATTGTTGCCGAAGAACAAATCAATTATATTGATGCCATTGTTCACTATTGCGAAATCAATGAACTTGAGGTAGAATCGGTAACGAAACTTGTATCCAAACCGCTGAAGGAAAAACTGAAGTGGGATGCTACGAGACTTAATTTCATGAAACGAACTTCGAGAGCAAAATTACCATTATGATTTCTCGTGATGAACTAATGCATCATCGTCTTCAGGCTTGGTTACGAGAAAACCAGTCTGAAGATTTGGCATATCTGGGGTATTATGAAGATACTCTTGGTCAACTTAAATATTGGTATAAAATTGCCGATCATGAAGTATCGGTAGATTGTATTGAAGACCTTGAATTGGTAGAAAATGAAAGTGACTCCCTTTGAAACTTATCAACATTATCTTTCACTTAAAAATCATTTTACAAATCCAAAGTATGATTTTTTCAAGTATGGTGCAAAAACCCGTGCTAGTGTAACTTCTTTCAATAAGAGAAAAGACAAGTACTGGTTTGAAAAAACTTCCCGCAAATATTCTGATGAGGAAGTTGTACAATTTTTAGTATCAAATTTTGCTGCTGCCGACAACCCACAAAATCTATGGATTGGAGAAATTATCAATTCTGGCGAAAGGACTTACGCCGATTGGACAAGAAGGAAACAGAGTTTGACTTACTTGTTCAAAGAACAAAGCAACGAATTACTATCGAACAACGAATTAGAGAATCTATTCGATTGTTCGAAAGGGCACCCAAT